CCTACTCCTAAAGCTTCGTCTGAATTATCTGTAACGTCTGAATAGTTAGTAGTGTTTGCATTATAAGTTCCCGTAGGTGACGTTTTTAACAATGCAATTTTTATTGAGTCAGTATCTAGATAATGGATACCACCCAGCAGTTCTTCTTTGAATGTGTTGCATACTGCTGTGGTAATAGACATTAGTAGATCCTAAATTTAAGCACAAAGGGGCCAGCATATAGCCAGCCCCAATGCTAATAGTTTATCAAGCGATATTATACTTTGCTGTTACCAAACCTTCTGGGCGCAAGATTTTGCGACCGTAAAGGTGCATACCACGAACAATATCTGCAAATGAGTCTGGGTCACGGTAAGTCTCAGTTTTGTTGATCTGCTCTGCAGTTGCAACGGCTGAGTCGTGTCCAGCACAAATCACACCAAAGTTAGTGTTCTGGTTTGCTGAACCTGAAGTTCCTGCACCAGTACCAACTGCTGGCAAGTTTGATGTCACATAGACACGGAAGCCATGGAAGTTATTCAGAACCAAACCGTTCTGCAACCCTGAACCACCAAAGTCTGCGTTCAACAAACGTGAGTCTTCATCGCGCATGACTTCCATCATTACGGGATCAATGACCAACCAGCGACCCTGTGAGTCAACCTGTTGTTGATCCAACAAACGTGCCATACGTGATACGATCATCGCAGGAGACACAGTTGCTGTTGGCAATGCTGTAGCACCAGGAAGACGTGCAGCTACTGGAATTGAATGATCTCCAGCAGAAGTAGTAGTGATGTTACCAAAGTCACCTTTTTTCAACTTGTTAACTGCGAGCAATTCGTCGCCACCAGCCGCTGAGTTAGCTTTGGTTCCGTTAACAATGTTGTTTACGGTATCCGCAGATTCATCTTCTAAGATGTTACCAGTTGCACCAGCAGCAGGAGTCTGCTTATAACCAGCCATATAACCTAGTACATCTTTGTCAAACTGGTCAGCCAAACGATAGGCTGCGCGATCTGACGCAAGACTTTGGAAGTTGACATGGGAATGAGCATCCTCAATGTCATCGACCTTGAAGGCAAAATAATTGGCTTTGTCGATATTAAGACTAAAGTCAGAATCAATCAAATCTTGTGCGGCAACAGTTGTACCACGCAGATAAGGCTTAACTTCTACTTCAGGCTCTTTAACGATTTTCACGCTATCGCCCATATTGGCAATCTCGCCAAAATAGTCGTTGTTAGTAATTGCTTCACAGATAGCAGACTTGCGGAATGCAAGTTGTACCTGTTTGCTGTAGATTACTGGTGACCAAACCCCATTGGGAAGGTTGCCGTATCCACTCGCTGATCCAAATGCCATTGTTTATTCCTTTCGCATTATTGGTTCCAAGATACAAACTAAAACAATTTCAAGTTTAGAGGCTAATATAGTGGGTGCATTGTTTACAAGAATGGCCGTTCTTATATGCAATGGGCCAATAGTGATTAGGTAGTTCCGTAAGAGTATTGCTGTTTGTGAATAGTAAAGTTTAATTTAGTATAGAGTAGGTTGCTATTTAATAGGGCTACCCTACACTAAAGGATTGTACATATAGTTATACCATAGTTTTTCTACATGTCAATAGCTTAACGAGCATTTCCTGAAATATCATAAATAAATTTTCCAGTACGAATAGATTCCATAATATCATCCGCATATTTCTCGTATTCTTGTGGAGACATTTTATTTACCTGAGATTCCTTTAGGTAGTTACTTGTCTCGTCTGTTTCAGGGCGAGTACGTGTAGATTTAGTTCCTACTGATTTCGCCGCATCTTTGTCATTAGTCTTTTTCGTAGTCTTTGTAATGCCTCTATCGCTCTTGTATAAGTCGATAGCACGAGATGCTGAACGAGCATCTTCAGTATTTTCATACAAAGCGTCTTGCACCCACTTAGGTTGTTCTTCAGCCCATTCATGGAAATCATCGCTGTCACGTATTTCACCAAAGTCAGGGTGTATACGCATAAGTTCTGCTTCAGCTTTTTCACGAGTAGCTTCATATCGCATCTCATCAATAGCCTTAACACGATCTTCTAAATCCTTTGATTGCTCTCTTGCTTTTTTAATTGCAATAGTTTCTACGATAGCTGCTACATCAGGATACTCTGCCGCCCACTTATCTAAGTCTTCATCACTAGTAGGTAGTTTAATTCCTTGTGCCGCAGATTCGCTAAGTTGTTCCTCTAGCTTTTTAATACGATCTTCGTATCCACGTTCTTTTTCTTGGGTGTGTCTACGTAAATCACCATAGCGTTTTTTAAAACTACGCTCTTCACCTGTCTCAGGTACTTGTTCTTCTTTTTGAACTTCCTGTTCTTTTACAGATTCATCTTGTTCGTCTATTAGTTTTTGTAGTTCTTCTTCTTCTAGCTTTCGTTTATCTTCGTTTGAATACTTTCGATTTGCAAATGCTACTTTCTTTGGCGTTTCCATTTCGCCAGCCATTATTGTATCGTTCATTTATTTACTTTCTTTTCTGGGGCCACCGTAGCCTAGTGTTGTTGTTAGGGGGATGAGTAGCCAGACAAATGTAACAGATTACTTACGTGCTGCTAAACCACGTTTCTTTTTAGGCATACCACCTTTTGCTAAACCTGATATGCCGTATGCTTTATCTAACTCTGCGCCACCTGTTTTTTGAGTAGGCGATAAGTTAGCTGTTTTTGTTTTAGCTTCTTTGGTTGCTTTTTTTGCAGCTTTACTTGCAACTTCTGCTGCAGATGGACCACTGTCACGATCTGATCTATTATTACGATCAGTACTTACAGGTGCACTTGTTGTTGTAGCCCCTGCACGACTTTGCGGTTTAGGTTCAGATAATCCTGAAGGTGTCAGTGCAGCAGCTTTTATTCCAGTTTCTCTAGGGGTATCTCCATCTACTTCCATTGTTGTTCCAACTAAAGGAGCAGTAACCTGTGTACCTGTAACTGCATTTTTAACTACATCTAATACGTTTTGAGCAGCCTGTGCCTGTATATCTGCGAGTTGTTGTTTACCTTGAGCACTTTCTGCAGATGCCACTACAGGAAGTAAGGCTCTAGTTCCTGTTGTCATACCTGCACCAGCAGGCCTGTCTATTGCAGCAGAGGCACCTACTAATTGAGGAGCAGCAACAGGTATTTGTGGGGCCGTAGATGTGTCTGCAATACCTAGTGCTGGTGAGGCACCGTATAGTGTAGGTGTTACAGGGTCAATTTGAGATTGTACTGCAGGAGCAAGTCCTTGCGATCTATCAAACGAAGCTTCTTGATTTGTAAGAGCCGTAGTACCTGCAGTTTCTTGTCTATCAAAAGAAGCTTCTTGTTTCTTTTTAGCTATATAATCATACGCATCAATAAAATCGTTATCTGCAGTAGGAAGCATGTCTGAAGGTTTTAAGTTATATACAGTTTTTGATTCTTTAGTTGCATCTTCTTTATCTAAATCTGGATTGCCAGTTGTTGTTGTTGTAGTGTCTGCGGAAGAGGCAGTAGCAGCAGTAGTCGTAGCTGTTTTAACTTGCTCATCAGTAAGACCTAGCGCACCCTTTACCGTACCTATAATTTTACCAAGTATAGATGTATTTTCTTTTTCACCTTTACCCATTAACTTATCTTTAGCGGCACGTAAGGCAGCTACCTGACCTACTACATCAGTCTTTTTAGCCTGCTCAATTCGCTCATCAATCGTAGAAAGTATTTGCTTTTTATTAAACTTATTGCCTGCGTACACTGCAGCACCAATTAAAGGACCACCTAATGCACTAGCAAGGCCTGCAACAACAGAGGGTGTGTAACCAGTAAACTTATCTAGTTCTTTAATATACATATCTAGTGGGGCGTCTTTCCAACTACCCGCTTCAACAAATGGATTCTTAGTGGTAGGTATATCAGAACTACTACCATCACCACCCTGACGTGGCGCTACAGGTTCAGGTGTAACTTCTTGTCCTGTAAATAATACATAACCATCAGGTATGGTGTCAAGTGGTTTATCGCCTTGGAACCTAATATTTATTTTATTGCCTGCTTCATTAACGTATACTTTAGTTTCAACAGGTACGTCAGCAGGTGACACAGGCCACTGAAGACCACCTACAGCAAAGTTATTTTCTTCACTATCGTCTTCGCCTTCTACAATAATTAAGTCAGCCATACCAAAGGGTAAGTCATCAGGCATAGTAGCTTCATCAGAGTTACCCATCTGACCCATAGCTTCCATTTCTTTTAAGCCCATCTTAGCCATTTGACGCATTTGCATAAGCTTCTCAAGACCTAAATACCTAACTACATCTGCAGGAAATATAAACTCACCTTCGCTAATGTTAGCTGAGATATCATCACGAACTTCTTTACGTGTACTTCCAGATGGAACCTCGTTACCAGATATTTCATCCACCATACCGCCTTCATCTTTTAGTCCACCGTCTTCAAAGAAGCTCATTTGATCTTTCATTTTAAAACCTCATCCTTTAATAGTTTTAATCTACGTAATTGATTTATTGCACCCTGCGCTCTGTGTACAATAGTGATGCTATCTGTCTGTTCCATTATTCTGTGTTGTTCAGTAATAAGATAGTCAAAGTATGCCTCTAACGCATTAGCCTGTTGGGGGTTGCCCAGCGTTGGCTTGAGGCGGTTGAGCAGTTGGTCCTTGTTCATTTCCACTAAATCCTTGTTCTTGAGGTGTAGGTACTTGACCTGTTCCTATGTTACCACCCCCTGCTCCTGTAGGATCTAAAGGGTTGGCTCCCTGTTGTTGTTGTTCTTGGGCTGGGGCCGCAAAGCCTTTCATAAGCTCTGCTTGTATCGCGGCCTCATCCATATTGTTAGTTACTTTATCTGGATCTAGCTCCATTGACTTGGCTATCTCCCTGATAATATATTGGAACTTAGCATATGGCGCTAGTGAAGGTTGTGATGCTACTTGTAAAAACTGCATCAAACGTTGACTACGTACTTCGTTAGCCATAAGACTTTCTGTACCACGAGCCTTAACTTCCAAGTCACCTCGCAACTCAGGGTCGTAACTAAACTGCATGTTAAAACTAAACAAGCCTTCACCTAAAGGACGTAGTAAGTAGTCATCAATGTTTTTAATTACTGTTTTTATACCGCCTTGTGCGGCACCCATAAGCATAGAAATGCCAGAAGCAGTACGGCCCACGCCACTGACCCCTGTTTGACCATGAGCGAAAGATGGAAATCCAGTTGACTCATCTGCTAATACCCTTGCTTTATCAAATAGCTGCAGGTTTTCTCCTGCAACATTAGGGAACTTAGTTCCAAATACTGCTTGTCCTGGGGCACCACCTTGGCGTCTAAATACTTTCCCAGGATACACTGATAGGTCTTGGCCTGGGACTAAGTTAGTTTCATCTACTTCAATCAATAGGTTACCAGATAATACAGCATTGTCAACTGCCATTCTCATAAAGCCATTCATTAAAGTTTGGGTATCGTCCATATTCTCAGCTAGACCTACACCAAAAAAGCCATAAGGATTCAATTCATACGGAGAGGCGTGATACGGAATCTTAGCAGGTTTGAAAGGATTAAGTACCATACGCAGTAGTTTACCATTACATATCCAAACGTTTGCTTGTAACTCATCAAAGCCAGATAGTTCATTAGGAATATCTACACCCTGTTCTTCTAGTAGCTCTACGTCTACCATACCCCAATACTCTAATACTTCAAAGCGATCAATACCATGTTCAGGTGCAAAGTCAGCTAAGTCATGCTCCCAATCTTTTCGTGTATAATCTTCGCCATAACCAATAGCCTCATCAATTAAAGATGATCTAAAGTAAGGACGTTTTTTAAGTGCACGTAGTTGTGTGCGAGATAGTTTGTGGCGCTCAATAACATACTGAGCTTCATCCATATTACTTGCATCTGGGTCTGGATAAAAGTTCCACACAGATACATGGGATACCTGTGGAACTGTTTTAATCATTGGAGAGTATTCACCCTCTTCATTCCAGTTAGCGTACTCTTTATCTACAGCAAATGGACCTTTCATTACACCAGTACCAAACAATGCCATTTCAAATACTGTACTACGTAAATGTTTACCTGCACTTGACTCGTCTAGCTGATCGTGTATTTTCTTTTGCATTTTTTTAGCTGCAATCATAGCTGGGCTAAATGTAATTGCAGATGGAGTAAGTCCTGTAGTACCTTTTAGATTATCTATATCTTCTAGTTTTTCTTTTAGTGAGCCAAGACTTTCCATAAGGGTCTTTTCTGTCGCACCCTTAACCCACTCTTTGCCATCTCCCTTATAACCATAAGGAGATACAATCTCATTTTTAGTATCTTTACGTAGTTGTTCAGGTTCTTTAGGATCAAAACTGACATCTGCTACAACACCATCTGGTAGCTCTGTAGGATCTACACTTAATGGAAATCTATTGTTAGCAAATAGTACATCAATCATCTGACCGTATGCAGCCAGTGTTTTTGTTTTAGTTACTTTAATAAATACACGAGACTTTTCAGCCTCTGTAAATTGTACATCAGAACCATACAGTCCTCTATAGTTTCTGTATGATTTAAGCCAGCGCTGTTCGTCCTGCTCACGATAATCTTCAGAACGTTTGTATCTTTCCATGATAAATGGAATTATTTTAGAAGCACCAGAGTCTTCAACATCAGAGTTTTCTGTGTCTTCGAGGGCAATGGAATCGTCCTCAATAAAAATTTCATCAATATCTGACATATAGTTTCTTTCCTTAATATCCAAATGTTGCGTCTGCTACTTGCATTCCGCTTGCCATAGTAGGCCCACCAAATTCAAAATTAGTAAATCGTGGTCGTGACATAATACCGTATCTTAGAGCGTCGTACAAGTGATCTTCTGAGGTTGTGTCAATATCTTCTGGGTTTCTTTTGTCGATGGGAAGGGCAGGAAGTTGTGCAATAAGATTGGTGCAGTTATTAAAGAAAACCATACGAGGCTCTTCTGTGTATTCGTCAATCTGCAATCTCCTGTGCACTTCGTTTTTGCCAGCTACACGAGAACCTTTTGATCTATCTGAAGGACGCCAGCGACATCCTTTCATAATCATTTGTTCAGCCAATGACGGGCCAGTATCACCACGCTTGTGCCATAAAGAACTATCCAAAACACCATATCTAATTGAGCCATCTTCAGCCTCTGCGTCTAGTACCATATCAGCTAAATCTGTAGCTAATACTTTGCCTACATACAGTTCCCTGTATACTACTAACTGTTCACTAGGAGATACTGCAAACCAAATAACTCCTGACTTACTTCCGTATCCGTAGTCACATGCTCTAAACTTAACCCAGTTATGCGGTATAGCAAACGGCTCAACTACATGTATCTGTCTATTAAACTCAGTAAATGCTGCCCCCTCTTTAATGTCCCAGTCACCTTCTAGTAACTGTCTACGTTGCTGTTCAGGCAGTGACAGAAGCATTGCTTCATAGTCACCAGTCTCTGCTAAGTAAGGATTGTCGGAAAGACGGGCAGGTATAAACCTACGCTTGAATAAAGGTTTGCCAGCTTTTGAGTGTCCAGCAGGATAGCGTAATACTTCACTTGTTTCAATATCAGTTGCATCAAAAGATTCCCCAGAGGAGGCGGGGTCAATAAACATTTTCTTTACCCAGTGATGCCCCCTACCTCCTGGGTTTGTAGTGGCTCTCATGTATACTGGTAAATCATTTGCAGTAGATCTCAAGCGACTTCGCATGTAATTCCAAGCGAATGGAGTAGGCCATTGCGTTAATTCGTCAAAGCCTATCCAGCTAAACGCAAGACCTTGGTAGCGAAGTACGTCATCTTCTTTGTCTAAGTAAGACATCCATAGTCTAGCACCAGAGGGTGCAGTCCACTGCATCTTACGTTCTGACCACTTAATTCCAGGCCAGATCTTAGGGTACATCTCTTGTGACTTAAAGATAAGTTCCCTTAGTTCTTCTGTGGTATGTCGAAGAAGCAACCCTGAAAATGCTGGGTGCCCCATAAAGCGTAAGGGGTCAGCCAACATAGCATATGACTTACCCCCACCTGCAGAGCCACCGTATAGAACCTCACGCTCACCTGCAGCTAAGAAGTCTGTTTGGGGTCCAGCATTAGGTTTAAAGATTACATTATGATCTTCTTCTACCTGCTGGGTAAACTCTTCTAGTATATCAGGCTGCGGATTGGGATTCGCCTTGCGTTTTCGAGGTTGCTCCTGTGCGGCTATTTTCGATTTCTTCCGCTTTGGCGATTGCCTTTTTCGCATAGTCTGCCCATCTGCGTAAGCTGCCAGCTTTGTTTTTTCTTCTTCGTTCATTATCCAACCGTTTCTTGAGTCCTACATGCGATATAGTTCTACCTGTATTTCTGGTCAACCAGTTCGCTACTTCACGATACGAATACTGTTTAAGATATTGTTTCGCTTCCTCAAGCATATCAAGTTCTAAACTAATTGGCAAGAGTATTCCATCATCTTCTGGATCTAATTCATATCCAAATGGAACTGTTCTTGCCACTCGTGGAATAGGCGTCCACTCATTATCTTCTTTAAGATCTGTTGGTTGGGGTAGTTTCCATTTACCTAATGGTTTAGTCATCTTCTTCCTGTACTTGTTTGGCTGGCATTAACATAACACCACCCTTAGCTTCTACTTGCATTTTCTCAGTTTTAACTAAACCAGTACGATCTAATAATTCTTTAGCTGCTGCCATCTTGTCACGAATACCTAACTCAGTTGGGTCATACAGAGCACTAACCATAGCCATAGCAGCTTTAGGTACGTTACGTGCTAAGTAACTATGTGTAACATCTAGGATCTCTTCCTTAAGACTATTAGTAATCTCAGTATTAGTAGTGTTAGGTGAGTATCCTGCCAGCTTCTTAGCCATAGTAACATCGCCACCTGCCTCGTCCATAAGGACTGCAAGAAACTTTTGTTGACGCTCTGTTAGTTCTCGTGCCATATTAGTCCTCTATCATACGGAGTGCTTGCTCCAATGTTTCTTTATTACGGCGTGTCCAACCGCGACCAAATGTCTCAAATGTTTTTAACGACTCATAAAATGATTGACGTTGTGTATATACACTTTCAACAATAGCTTTAGCATCTTTATTCATGACAGCTTGCAAAGTCATAGGACCAATAGCCCCATCTGCTGTTGCTCCCACAGCACGTTGAATAGCTTTAGCTGGGCGACCGCTACCAGAATTAACGGCCCAGTCAAAGGCACACCAGTCAACACCGCTAGGAAGATCATCACCTCGTACTCTATCCCAATAATTCTTCTTATATATAGGAGCTACCTCAATAGAAGTAAGCTCACGCATCTCTTCTTCTGTAGACTCTCTGCCTATCCACTTATCGTAAACAGCTTTAGTAACGCCAAGGTTAGTCATACCCCCAGGATCTTTAGGATGATTTACAAATCCACCTTCGTGATGAAGTAACATAGATAAACATTTGTTAAAGTTTTTATGCATATTATTTTTTTCCAAAGAATTTACTTACGGAACGAATACCAATACTGGCACTAACAATCCCACCTAATGAATACTGATACCACGATGGCATAGTTTCAAGTGCAGCAAACCCAGCTTGCACAATGTTATTACCCCAGTCCCCACAAAACGCTAAAATTAATGGAATAGAAAAAAGTAAAGTTATCCACTCATCTTTCCAGCTATTTTGTGTAGCTTGTATAGCAGCTAGATCCCAATCAATCTCACCTGTAGCTTGTTTAACTTTAATCTCAGCATTAGCTTTCTGTACAGCTACCTTACCATCTATGTATGTAGTTGCCAGTCCACCTACTGCCCCTAAGATTTGACCAATCATTTTTCGTGACCTAACCAAACTGCAAAGGCACCAGTCATTGCACCAGTTACAGTTGCAGTAAGTGCAGTAGCTTGTGACGTCATATCAGTTGAAGATAACGCCATAAACCAAAACAAAACTTCTATATACATCCATGTCATTACTAACATCATTAGTCTTGGCATAATCTTCCAAGCTAACACTCGTTCCATTGCTATAGTCATAAATTATCCTCGTCTGTATTTAGCGGTCTTTTTTGCAATCTCTTTAGGTTGAGCCACAAACTGCTGACCTGCCTTAGTGCCTTGTCGTTTTGCTCTAGTAGTGGCTGCGTACTCACTAGAACTAAGAGCATTGATAGCCTTAGTAGGTAAATAGCGTTCACCAGTTTTAGCACTAGGCTTCCCGCTTTTAGTACGCCACTTTTCCTTAGTCCACTTGTTAAGACTTTTTTGACTTTTTGCTAGTGCCATGTACTTTCTGTACCTCAAAATTAGCAGACAAGCTTGCACCTTTATGGGGTACAAACTTTCCTGTATGCTTCATAAGTTTAAAGCCACCATTAGCTTGTTTCATCCAATGGTAACCTTTAGGTGCTTCTACCTTCATTTATAACCCCCACCCGCTTTTTTGTATTCACTTGCGAGAAGCTGGGCCTTACGTGCAGACCATTGACCCGCCTTCCCGCCTTTGGTTCCCCGTTTAATCCGCTCAAACAAACGTTTGCGCATAGCAGGCTTAGTATAATTTCCTGCCTCATTAACCTTGGATTTTGCTTTCTTCGCCGTAGATTTTGTTGTAGATTTCGCCACGAGAAATTCCCATATCATGCAGATGCTTATCTGACATATTCTGAAGAACCCAATAGTCTGCTCTGCGCTGCTGGTGTTCTTGAATTTTATTAAGTACTCTTTTAAACATATTCTATCTCCTTTATTATGTTAAGGTAAGCATTACTTACCCTTATGGAGATAGTTATATCATACTTAGTTATAACATAGTACAGACAAGTTTGCAACCCCGCTATGCATTATCTATTAGGGTTATAGTACTGCCTTACTGAGATAAACACCTCTAAGCTACTAGAGGAACCATCAAATGCTAAGATCTTATCACCAGCATGTAGATGTATTCTATCAGAGCCTATAACATTATACACATCCTTACCAGCTATAGACTTATCATTTATCAAGTGATGGTAAGTATCTGTGTCTGCGTGATACCACTGAATCGTAACATGCTTTGTAGAGCTAGACCCATTTGATATATGTAGAAAGTCTATTGTCGCATCATGATTAAGTGGACACGTATATACTAAGTTAGCACTAGCACCACCTGCAGTAGCAGTAATAGTCAATGCCTCTGTGTCAGTAGTATATGCACGTACTTCTACCATTTATTTCCTCACGCTATTATAAAGTCTACGATCTGACCATCAGGTGTACGTAGCTTATTAGGATTTGGGTTGTAAGCATACATCTGATTAACCAGCTTAAGATCTTCTACTGGTGTATCAGGAGTTACTTTATTAGGTTCAACTTTATATTCTTCGTTATTTCTACTGGATCTATCCCTGTCTGCCTTTTCAAATACTATGTTATCATGTGTCTGAAAGGGAAAGCTAGGTAAAGGAAAGTGAGAGATAAGAGTCATTACACCTTAGAGCCTACGTTTAGTTTAAAACATTTTGTACGGATGTATAGCCCCTGTTGTGCTAGAGCCTTAGCTGCATTAGCTACTTCCTCTTGACACAACTTTTCAGTTGCTATCAATCCACTGGTACGTATCATTACGTCACAGGATGTTGCTGCTGGGCTATAACAACCCAGCAACACTGCAAGCCACATTAGCCTGCTGTCCAGTTCTGTGTGCCACCTACAGATGCACCTGCATTCGCCATGCCACCTTTGCTGTACATGTTTTTCTTTTTAGCGTAGCCACCCTTATTAAATCCTTTTACAGCAGCACGACCCGCACCTGTCATAGGCTCAGTTCCTGCTGGACCTTTAGATAAAGAAACTGGTTTTGATTTTTTATTTGCTTTACCTTGATCCATAACACGTTTAGCTTTATCTACTTCTGCAGCGTTAGCTTTTTCAATACGCTCTTTAATAGTATCAAAATCTTTTTGTGTTATAATGCCCTCTTTTAAGTCTGCTCTAGCATCAGTTAATTTTTTTGCACGTTCTCTGTCCGTCATAGAACGATAAGCAGTCATTGCTAAAGGCTTAGGCCCAGCTTTAGTATTAATTGCTGCTATACGTCCTGTTGCATTACGTTCATTAACATTAGGTTTCTTTGGTTTTAGTTTGGTTAGTTTTCCCATTGGTATAGTTCCTTCTATTTACCATTTAACTTTATCAGCCCAGTAAGCTGCACTCAACTTACCACGCTTTATGTTTTTTGAATGACGCGCTTTAAAGCTTGCACGTTTCTTTTTCATTTTATCTGATTCACCTGCTTTAGGTTTTCCTGCAGTCTTAGCGCCTTGCTCACCAAAGCGAATAGTCTTAACTGTATCACCCTCTTTAGCTACAACTACGTGCGACTTCTTAGGGTGGTTAGGAGTACGCTTAGGTTTGTTAAAGCCTGATACACCTGCACGTTCTAGTCTGGGGTCTTTAGCCATCTGTCCATCCTTCTTCACGCATAGCCCACTCCACATGCTCTAAAGTAAAAGGTCTACCGTAGTGAGCCTGTACAGCCTCTCTTACGTAGAATACATCACTGTGGGGGATATGTAAGTTCTCAAGATTACCGTCTAATACGTGTTTATAAAACTCTTCAAGAACATTGTCTGTGTATAGTTTTACGGATTTCTTTGCCATTGTCAATACCTAAGTTAAAATAATATACAAACGCCTCCGCATAAAGCGGAGTACACTTAAGTGTTACACTGTACATGTTTATGTTATGTGTAATTTATTAAGAGATTATTTTTAAGAGTAACATTGTAAGGACATTTAAATGATACATTGTACATGTACGCACCTTAACTATTACTATTACATAGTTTTACACATATAATATGGTATGTCAAGTGTTAATATTGTCACTGTAACAATAAGTGAACTACTGAAACATTACGTTACCTGTGTATGTCATCACGAATTGTTACAACTCTGTAACCATTACGTGTGTAAACCACCTTGTATGTATAGTGGTTAACAGTGTATTTTACTGATCTGTGTGTATATTCATGCATACTATCTACGCTACCCCCACTGGCCCCTGCGGCCCCTCGTGCTTCACCGCGCAATTGCGCCTATAATGCAAGGTCATGACGCATGGTGAGAGCAAACAGCATGTCACATTCCACCATCACATCGTAGATGTGTTTAAAAACAACCACTTACTTGTCTACGACAACTGTTATGGAATCAGTTGCCTGTCTAAAGACAGAATGAATAGGGGGGTTTGTCACACTCTTAGTGTGTTGAAGAGACGATGCTTATAATCTACCCCACCCCCTTTGGGGCAATGCACATGATCCTACAAGCCACGTGCTGCTCTGCCAATGGTTCAAGTCAAGTCCAACGTTGGACCTATAACATCTTTATGATGTTGCTAAAATGTCACAGTCAAGGTGGTGAAGCTGCGAGTTGAGGTCGCAAGTTTAGCGCATGAGTTTCAGAAAAATATTATCGAAGAGAATATTATTTCTTGCAACAGCGTGTGAAACGGCAGGCGCAGAGGATCGCGAAGCAACTTTCCAACCTCCAAAACTTATACTATCTTCTTACATTTTTAATGATAGAACTATATCTCACTTCTTGTGAGAGATATAGATTCTCTCATATAAAAATAGAAGATAGATAAAGGAAGCTCAAAATGGCAAATCTCGAAATTCAAAACATCTCAACCCTCGAAGATCAAGGCAAGGTTCTTTCAGAACAGTGGGCTAAAATCGAAGCTGCTGACAAGAAAAGATTCAAACTTTCAACCAAAGCTGAAGGCTTTGATACACAGCTTGGAAAGCTGATGGTCGAGCTAAAAGCTGAGGGTGGTGACCGTATCCCAAGCCAAAGGCTTCGTGATTGCCATCTTCACTTGATCGACAAACGGCGTCGGAGCGAAGCTCTTTGGTTTGTTGAGAACGAATCAGAATGCAGAGCATTCATTGAAACCTCAAAGAAAGGTTTTACTTCACTGTCTGCTTTGCAGAGAGCAATGAAACAAAAAGATGCTACCTCTAAAGAGGTTGCTGAGACAACAGAGAACAGCGAAGCTGTAGCAGTCAGCGAAGCTGAAACACCCAGCGAAGCTGTTGTTAAGTCCGACGTTGGACCAGTCACCAAGCAGGTTGTCTTCGACAAGCTTATCAAGGTTTGCATGGCAAATAACATTGATCCCTTGGATCTTGCTGAGATGCTCATGGAATATGACAGCGTATCAGCCTCAGAAGAAACAAAGGCTGCAGCATGAGATACAAGCAACACACATTCACCAAGGCAGAGGTGCGCTCTCAGCGTACCAATGCCCTTCGTGCGCGTTTGGATGAGGCGAGACAGCTTAAGTCCGACGTTGGACCTAAACCTTTCACAAGTGTAAATGACATAGTGCAAGCATCTAAACCTAAAGGTTCACTTGTGCCAATGATGGGCAAGATGGTTATTGACAGCGGTTGGAAAGATCCAGCTTGACAAACTCTATGTATAGTATAAGTTATTTATACTTGATATTTATTGAAAGTATAAATAACGTATACATATACTAGAAAGGATATGACGATGACTTATGAAAACTTATGCCAAACATACAGTGATGCTTTTAAAGATTATCATGGTGTTCGCCCTCATGGTTTCCTCAATGATCTATCTGTAGAACAGATGGAAAGCGCCATTGAGATGTATCAAGAGTGGGTTCAGCAAGACCTTGAACTTGCTCGTAATGATGAGGATGCAAGCATCAATGCTTGTATGGATCATGGTGCTCCTGACATAGACACTGCTATGCGGTGGCTTGAACAAGCTAATATCCACGCTGAGTGGGTGTGACTGAAACTTAAGTCCAACGTTGGACCTAACAAAAGGAAGATACAATGTATCAACGTGATGTAAATGAAATCAAAGCCTTCGTGAAATGGCGTGGCCCAGCAGCCTTAGCAAATACTGGCCTGTTTGTACTGCTTACGATACAAGCTGGCTTGTCCACAGTGCGTGGCAGCATGGTCAAGGTC